TGATGAATCAGTTTAAGGAACTCATCACAACCAGCAGTATCAAGTGAAGCATCAAAGACTTCATCCAAGATGAGTAGGTTAGTGTTAGTAGAGTTTTTGAGTTTAGCAATTGCACGCCATGTGAATAGTAGTGCAAGATCGATTCGCATCTTTTCCCCTTCAGAGAATGAAGCATAAGAAAACTCATCACGATGGCGGCTCTTAATAATCTCATTGAATTCCTCATCTAATTCAAACGCTACGAAAAAGTCCAGTGCAGCAAGATACTTGTTGATCAGTTTGTTCATGATAGGTACATACTGACGGATGATCTTTGTCTTAATACCACCGTCTTTCAGCATGTCTGCTGCAACACCAAACAGTTCTCTATCGTTTATTAGTTCTTCTTTCCTCTTTGTAAAGGTACGATTGTCTTCCTGTAGTGCTGCAAGAGTATCCTTTGCTTCAGTGTCGTCCTTACCCGATTCCTGTATTCGTTTAATTTCAGTTTCATTCTTGGAGATTGACTTCTCCAAGGATTTAATTGAAGACTGGTTTGATGATACATTAGATTGTAATATGCTGACTTTGCTTTGAGTAGTCTTAACCTCATCAAGTCTCTGGTGTAATGCTTCGTACTCTTTTTCCAGTTCTTGTATTCCACCACTGACCTTTTTGATGATGCCGTTGGTATCATCGATAACCTTATTCTTAATAGCGGCTTCAATCTCTTGGGAACAAGTGGGACATTCATCATGGCTCTCAAAGAAACCAATTCGCTTGTGTGCTTTGTCATGCTTACTCCTTAGTTTATTGATCAGATCAAAAACCTTGGTGCTTTTAAGTGTTATAGAATCAGAATCCTTGATCTTATCAAGCAGAGAGTCTGTTTCTGCAATCATGGATGCATTATTAGATGATATTGATGAAACCTCTAGTCTTGCTTCATCTACCATCTTCTGGAAGGTAGCGATAGTATCATCGCTCTGCTCTTTTAGTTTACGAATATAATCTTGTTGTGTGTTAATTTTACTCTCAACCAATTGCATCTGATATTCAGTTTCCCGAACATCTTCTCTATTTTCTGCAACACGATCCTTGAGCAACTTACCCATAGAAGAGAAGATACTGATGTCGAGCAAGTCTTCAATAACTTCCCTTCTATTGGCCGCGGTAAGTTGCATAAACGGTACGAAAGTAGACGCACCCAGCACGACAATTTGTGTAAAGGATTTGTAGTTGAGTTTTAGAATAGTCTCTTCAAGTTGCTTCTGATAATCTCTAGCAGAACCTGGCTGGTTCAGAAGATTACCATTCTGATAGATTTCAAACTTAGCAGGCTTCATACCACGAATGATACGATAGTCTTGCTTACCAATACTGAAGTCTATCTCAACCATCAGATCACGTTGATTGATAGTGTTAAGAAGTTGTGGTTTGGAGATTTTACGGAATGGTTTGTTGAATAAAACAAAACACAATGCATCAAGAATGGTGGACTTACCAGCACCATTCTCGCCTACAATAATTGTGTTTGGTGAACGATTGAGTTGTATTTCAGTGTTCACGTTTCCCGTGGATAGAAAGTTCTTCCACTTAATCGTCTTGAAATAAATCATACTGTGGTTCGCCGGTCCTTACATCATGTCTTTCAATTGTCTCATGGTAGTGGCCACAATGTGGACAGTACATTGCTTTAGGCATATAGTTCTCATGACTTGCGATACTCCACCATCCTATACATTTGCTACAGGAAAAGTGATGTAAATATTCAATTGTTGACTTTATCATACTTCCATATACAATGCTTCATTATATAGAGTCCGCATCAGATTGTCAAGTCTTTTCTTAGGTACATTTGTTTCCATATTGTCAATGTATTTAGAAAGTATCGTGACAGTATCTTCTGCTTCATTCACTATGTCTTCATCATCCTCTAGATTCAGATTTAAATGATCATCAACGATTTGGATATTGACAGGATTAGCTTGGTAGAGTTTGTCCATGAACTGATCAAACCAGTATGGATTCTCTTTAGTCTGTGTGACAACCTTAACATATGATCCTTCAAAACCAGAGAAGTCTTTTTCAAGAATCTCTGATGCTTCCTTACCAGCATCATCATAGAAGACTTTGTTGAACATACGGTACGGATTGCGAACAAACTCAAGTTCCCTCGTATCAGTATCAAAGATGTGGAACCCTTTAGGGTCTTGATAGTCACTCCAAGTCAGTTCGTATGGACAGCCAAGATAATGAATGTTGTCTGTTACAGACTTTGTGTGGAAGTGACCAGATGCTACAAGATCAAACTTACTGAAGTCAGATATTTCCATACCGTGTTCATTAGTCATACCGCGCATCATCAGACAACCAGCAATCTCTAGATGGCCAAAGAGAACCTGTGCTGGTGTATCCTTCATATGCTGAATCGATTGTGCATAGTTAGCATTATTGATCCAAGGCATGAATGCAATATCACACCCATCAAAGTTTACTGTAGTTGGTTCCCAATAGGAGTTGACTTCATGCTTATCGAACAGTTCACGCATTGAGTTGATGTCATTAGTGTTCTTGTAGGGAACATCATGATTACCAATGATAACATGCAGATTGATATTGTTATCTACGATACGATTTAGGAAAGTATCTTTGAGATGGCGGAGAGTAACAAAGTTGATATACTTGCGCCGATCCACGATATCTCCCAAATGGATGATTGTTTCAATCCCGTTTTCTTCCAGATAGGGAAAGAAAACACGATCATAAAACTTAGCCATGTAGTCAAGAAAATGATGAGCATCGTTTCTTACTCCCCAATGCGTATCAGTTACCAGTGCAATTTTCATTCTGTATCCTCTGCAATAAACTTATCAAGACTTGTAATACTCTTCTTACGTTTACGTCTCTTGTTCTCTTCAAAGTCAGTGATAAAGTTGCTCATGTATTCTTGCGACCACTCACTGTGTTTGACACCATCGTCATAATGATTCATAATGTCATTCTCTTGGACATCAGAGGTTTCACCAAAGATGTTTGCATTCTCTGTCGCTTTGTACTTGGTATAAAGATATCTCTTTTCCTTTTGAATACGACGGAGAAAAGCATAATAGATGATCTGTGTAAAGTATGCGAATGGATTTTTAGATTTTTCTGGATTGAAGTTATCAATGTATTGTAGACAGTTTTCAATACCATCTGAAATCATTTCTTCTCTGAATGTGTAGTTAACAAAGTTTGGTTTGTATGAGAGGTGTGTAGCGATCTTCATGATACAGTCACCAATATAGAACGGAACTCTAGGCCGTGGCTTTCCATTTTCTGCTGCATCGATTACAGATTCTCTAAACTTCACCATCTCTACTAGAAACTTTTTGTTATCCACATAGTTGTGCTTTTGTCTCTTTTTTGTCATAATATACCTTTAATGAAATACTGTATTACCTGTGAGTCCTGATAATAGCGTTGAACGGTTTTTCTTAATCTGTCTATTCACAATGTCTTCTTTTGGTTCTGCAAGGCCCTTTGCATTTCTCAAAGCCTTCTCATAAAATGTACTCATGTCATCAGTTATATCACTTAACATTATAACATGATTTTGCTTAATGTCAACTACTATTTCTTCATCACTTAGAGGTATCCAGTATGTGGTCATCATTGTAGGAACCCCACCATGACTTACCATTTCCATCTTGAGTGGATCAGAGATAGTTAGATGATTATCAGTTTCACTTACGAGTGAACAGATTATCGTCTCGCCGTTCAGAAGTTTGATTAGACATTGATTCATCGTTGATCCTTATGTTGTAAATCTTGTATTCAAATTCTTCTTCGTTGTACATTTTTATGCGAACAGCGAAATGTTTCAGTGTATAATTGTTCCACGATTTATATGATAGATCATCTGCTATATCATAGAGAGTAGCAGTTTCTTTGCTATCCCCTTTTCGCAATCCTCTACCTATTGACTGTAGGTTCCTGATGCGAGATTTAGAAGGAGAAGCAAAAATAATATTGTGCAAGTTCCTAATATTGATTCCCGTAGAGAAAGTTCCATAAGAAGCGACAATAATCGCATCCGACTCCTTCTCAGTAATTTGCCGTACGATTTCTCTTTCATCTGCACTTACCTTTCCATGAACAAAGAAAACTTTCCTATCTTCTACACTACTATTTATGATGTCGTAAAGAACTTGTCCATGCTTTTCTACCATTTGATAAAGTAACAGTGTATTACCTTTTCGGCTCAATGTCAAGTTTTTTATGAATTCATTTCTAACTTTATTGGATATGAGAAAGTCAATTTCAGATCGATATTCCGCTTTGGCCATAGCTTTGCGTGTAGATTCGGGATACTTTAGAACCAGTCCCTTGATCCTCAGTTCAGCCACAGTCTTGCTGTCCATCAACTGCTTTGTCGTTACCACTTGCATCACAGGACCAAACAATCCCTCTAGGACTAGTCTGTGTGTCTGCGTACCATCTAGTGTACCAGTGAAACCGAATCTGTACTTACAGTCCTCTAGCTTTGTCATAATGCTAGTAAGAGACTGTGCTTTGAATAGGTGTGCTTCGTCACCGATTACCACATCAAATTGTGAGAACCACTTCTTCGGTTGCTTGTATATAGACTGCCATGTGGAAATAAAAATGTCTGCGTCTGCATTTTTGTCTTGACCTGCGGTGATCAAGTGTGTAGAATAACTATGTTGATTAACAGAATAATCTTTGAAATCACCAT